CAAGGCCACGCCATTGGAGACGATCATGCTCAGGCTCGGTGCCGAGTGCGGCCTGCGTCGCGGCGAGATAGCCCGTGTGCACAGCGACGACGTGATGGACGACCTGCTCGGCCGTTCCCTTGTGGTCAGGGGCAAGGGCGACAAACAGCGTATAGTCCCCCTGCCGGATGACCTGGCCGATGAGATCCAGGCGGCGCACGGCTGGATGTTCCCCGGCCGGTGGTCGGGCCATGTCGAAGAGGGATATGTGAGCAAGCATATCGCCCGCCTGCTGGGCAAGCCGTGGACCGCGCACAGCCTCAGACACCGCTACGCCACGCGCACGTACGCGCAGACCCACGATCTGCTGCTGGTATCCCAGCTGCTCGGGCATGCGTCGGTTGAGACCACGCAGGTCTACGTGGCGCTGCCGGACGACCGGATGCGGGCCGCGCTGGACGCGGTCAGATTGGTAGGGTAGGAATCATGAAACGCTGGAAGCTGGTAAGGGTCGAGACGACCGGCCGTCCGTTGACTAGGACGGGCGCGTGGCTCAGGCTCATCGGCCTGTGCGCGGTCGCGCTCGTCCTGGGCGTCGTCCTGGGCGTATTGATCCTGGTCTAGGCGAGGCTGCCCCAGGTGAGTGTTTTCATGACGGTCTTGATGGCCGTCTGGATTTCGCTGCTGGTGGGGCTGTCGCCTTTGGGTCCTTGTGGTCCTGTGGCTCCTGTGGCGCCTTTCGGGCCGGTGGGGCCGGTGTCGCCTTTGGCTCCTTTGATGTTGCCGATCTGCCGGTAAGTGGCCATGGGCGTCTCCTACTTGGCTTGGTAGACGTTCCAGGTGGTCGTGTCGATGTACACGGTACCCTCCGGAGCGGTGCCCGATGGGGCGCCGCTGCCGAACCTGATGCCCGGTCCTGCCGGCCCCTGTGGCCCGGTGGCGCCCTTGGGGCCCTGCGGTCCCTGTTCGCCCTGCGGGCCGGTGTCGCCTTTGGGGCCTTGTGCGCCTTTGATGTTGCCGATCTGTTCGTATTCGAGGTCAGCCATTGGTCTGGTCCTTTCTTGTGGTTGTGTAGATGTCCCATGAGGTCGAGTCGATCCAGATGTCGCCGGTGTGCTCGGGCGCCCCCGGCGGGCCGGTGCCGATGTTGATGCGGGGCACGTCGTCCACGATGTCCTCGATGCGCCGGTAGATGGCGTTCCACGCGCTCTCGTCGGGCGGTTTGGCCTGCAACGTTTTTGGGTCCACGTCGGTCAGGTCGGCGTATTCGAGTTCGTCCGGGCTGTCGGGCACGTCGACGTATCTGGTGGTGCCGCCCAGGGTGCGTTCGACCGCCTTCCAGCACCATCGTGGCAGTTGGCTTGGGGGCAGGTCGACCAGGGTGCAGCCGGACGGGTCGAGCCGGCAGCGCATCGGCGCGGGCAACACGATGTCGTCGCCGATGGTGTGCCGGGCGGTGGGCTGGAACAGGATCTCGCCGGGGGCGGGCAGGGTGCCCGTGTCCCCGCCGGGCACCCTGAGCCTGACGCGCACGCGTGTCACTGGTCGTCCCCGTCGGTGGCGGTTATGGTGATCTGCAGGCTGTCGAGCTTGGCGGTCACGGCGTCCTTGACGGCTTGGGCGATCTGTTCGGGGTCGGCGCCCATGCTCTTGCTCAGTGTTTCGATGGCCGCGGCCTGGGCGTTGATGGTGGCGGTGATGCCGGCCAGGGTGGTGTCGGTGATTTCCTGGGCTCGGGTCATCCATGGTCCCTTGCTGCTGGTCTCGTGCATGGGGATGCCCGCGGCCTTGAGGATTTCGAGCTGGTCGGGCACGCCGATGTATTTGGTGCCGGTGAGGATGTTCCAGTAGTAGACCTTGCCGGTGTCGAGGTCGTTGAACAGCATTTCCGCCATTGTCGTGTTCCTTTCCTGATTGGTTTCGCCGTTGAGGATGGCGTTTGCCTTGTCGATGACCTGCTGGTAGGGCAGGCCGTTGGGCGCGAGGTCTGGGCATCCGGCGTGGTCGGTGCCGGGTATCTCCCGGTGCAGCCATACGTTGCCGTTGAGCCCGTCGTGCCACAGATGGTCCCAGCCGTATCGGCGCGCGATGTCCGCGCACAGTCGCGCGCTGGCGTCGATGCATGCCTGGGTGCAGACCGCGCCCTGGGCCATGCCGCCCTCGTGCTCGATGCTGATGCAGCTGTTGTTGCTCTCGTAGTTCGCATCGCTGTAGCTGCCGTTGGCCTCGTCCACGTACTGGTGGATCTCGCCGGTCGCGCCGACGCCGTAATGGGCGCTGGCCTGGCTGGAGGGGTTGGCGAACGTCGCGTCGGTGCCGGCGAGGTAGCCGACCATGATGTGCAGGGTGATGTGCGTCACCTGATATCCGTTGCGGCCGTTGTAGTGGTTCGGCGAACCCTTCCAGATGACTCCTTCCATCACTCGGCCCCCGATTCCTTGTCGCTGCGGAACAGGCTCAGCAGGCGGCTGCCCTTGATCTCCGGGTTGATCTCGCCCAGGTTCTCGATGATCGAGGACACCTCGGTGACGGTGATGTACACGGCCGCCGGCACGACGATCGGCACGCTGAATCCGAGGTCGATGACCTGCTGGGCGCGTTCGATGACCTCGGCCAGGAACATCACGGCCACGAACGCGGCCTTGTGGTAAAGGCCCTCTCTCATTTTGGTGCTGCTGATGTCGTACTGCATGACGGCCTTGAGCAGTCCGGTGGCGTAGTCCATGACGATCATGACGCCGACCACGATCAGCGCGGCCAGTTCGGTTCTGTCCATTGATGTCGTTCCTTTCTCTCAGATGCTGGTGCCGCCGCTGGCGGTGATGGTCACGCCGGACGGGACCGGCACGACGTAGCTGCCAAGATGGCGCACCACGTCGCCGCTCGCCAGTTCCGGGCCGATAGTGACGCGTCCCATCGTGTTCAATGTCACTTCGATGCCTCGCCCGGTGAAGTTCTCGAACTCGGCCTGTCCCAGGCCGATGTTCTTCGACGGCTTGAACGTGCCGGAGTACGGCAGATAGACGTTGTACGTACTGACGCCCACGGTGCTTTTGAACGAGGCCAGCCGGACGACGATCAGACGCAGGACCGGATTCCAGAACAGTTCGTTGCCGCCGCCGTACGGTATCGGCTGGAACGATCCTTCGTTCTCGAACTTGAACGTGAACTTCTGCCACGTTCCCACGTTCTTCACCCACGCCGAGCCCGTGTACACGTACGCGCCGTTATTCGACTGAACGGAGTCGGCGGTCACGTAGCCGGTCTGGCCCGTCACACCAGCGGCCTCCGCAAGCTGGGCGAGCGTGGTCCGCACGACGGGCTTGACCGCGTTCGCGGTCTGCCGGTCATCCACCTCGCCCAACGCCTTCTCGACGCTGTCGGCCATGCTTTTGAACTGGGCGGGCGCGCCTGATACCAGGTCGGAGCCTGTCGGGTAGGTCAGCTTGTATCTGCTGGTCTGTGCTGTCATTGTTCCTCGCTTTCGGTGGATAAGGGTGTGGATAGGTATTGGCTGATGAGCATGGTCTGGGCCCAGGTGAGCGCTGTCATGCTCCAGATCGCGGGCCAGTCGGCGATCATGTCCCATGTGGGCTGGTTGAACCCGATGCCTGGCAGGGGGACGATGCTGCACTCGTTGCGCAGGACGGGTGTTTCGCCGACCCATTGGAACGTGAACGTGCCCGCGATGGTGGTCCATATGCTCGATGCGGTGGGTGACCCGTCCGACGCGGTCAGTTCCGCGAACACGGGCCCTTCGGCGAAGATTGGGCCGCTGGGTTCTGGCCGGTACAGCCACGGGAATGCGGACGGGTCGATGCGTCGGCTGTCGAACGTGATCGTGTCGGGCGCGGCTATCTTGTCCTGCGCGAGGATCCACCGCTGCACGTCGTCGCGGCCGGTGGCGTCGGGCGTCCATGCCGGATAGGCTGTGGAATCGCTGGCGAGGATCGCGTCGGATTCCATGGTGATCGTGTTCTGGGTCGCGGTCAGGTTGCCGGGCAGGCTGGGCGCGGTGTACGTGGATTCGGCTTGGTTGAACGCGAGTTTCCCGTCGTCGTCGGTCTCGCAGGTCTTGCCCTGGACGGTGACGCCGGTCAGCGGCTCGTTGATGGTCAGCGTCACGTCGTCGTCCACCTTGATGTCCTTGGAGGCGATGGCGGGACGGGTGGTGCCGTCCGGGCCGGTGGTGTGGACGGTGGCGTTCGCGTCGATGGTGAGCGTGGATGGCGCGGCGAGGTCGGTGTGCGCGATCACCGTCGTCATGCCGTCGGTGTGCTCGTGCCATATGGGCATGAGGGGCGAGTGCGCGTAGAGCCGGTGCAGCAGGTCGAGCTGGCTGGGATACGTGTTCGCATCATACGGCGCGCACGCCGCCGGCAGGCCAAGCCCGCTTGCGTCCGCGATGGGCGCGCCCGCAGCCTGGGCCCGTTTGTTGAGCTCTGTCAGACGCTGCTCGGGCGTGCCGGTCCAGTGCATGCCCGCAAGGTTCGCCGCGCCGCTGACGGGTCCCTGTTTCTGCAGGCGTTTCCAGATGAGCATGCGGCTGGACGCGGACAGGACCAGATGCCAATGGTCACCGTGGCGTTCGATGCTGCCACCGGACGCGATGATTCCGTCGAACAGGCTGACGCTGCCCGACGCGTCCACGGTGTCCGGCCGGTAGCGGGTCGCGAGCTCGCCGATGGGGAAGTCGCAGTCCTCCCACGCCCCGTACTGGGCGAGGTCACGCCATTGGGGTTCACGGCTCATGGTCAGCACCAGGCGCGCGCCGGCCAGGCGGATGAAATCGCCGGACAGGACGCCGGTGTGGTCGGCGAGGGTGAACGAGCATACCGCAGGATCCGGCTGGCCACCGAGCGTGTCCGTGCCCCACTGGATGCTCAGCGAGTCCAAGACGGCCACGTCACGTGTGTGGTCGTTCAACGGCTGCAGGCCGTCGCCGAGGTCGAGCCATGCGTAGATCTGCTGCATCAGACGTTGCCCCGCTTCCTGTCATACGAACGTTCGAGTTTGCGCAGTTCGCGCACCACGCTCTCCCCGTCGCCGACCAGCCCGTTGAAATTCACCTCGTAGGTGACGTGCTCCACGCGCTCCAACCGGACTACGGGCCGTCGGGTGATGCTCGTGGACAGGCGTGCCAGGTCCGCGCGCGGTTCGGCCAGTCCGGACGGGCGCACGGTGGAATACGGCGTGACGGCGCGCGCCATCCGGTAGACGGGTGCGGCCGCCTCCACGGGCTGCGCGACCTCGTTCGCGGCCAGGCTGAACGGGAGGATGGAGCCGATAGCGTCGATCGCGCCGCTGACGGCGTTCCCGATGCCGGAGAAGATGCCCGTGATCCGATCCCAGATGCCCTGCACGAAACTGACCAGCCCGTTGAACGCGCCCTTGATGTTGCTGATGGCCGACTGGAACGGCTGCAGGATGCGCGAGCCGACCGACTGCACGCCCGACACGATCCCGTTCCAGATACCGGAGAAGAACCCCGTTATCCCGTTCCACACGCCGCGGACCATGGAGCACGCGGAATCCCACGCGCCGCTGACCATGCCGCCGGCCGACTGCGCCGCGGACTGGATGTTCGCCCACAGTCCCTGGAAGAACCCGACGATGTTGCCCCCCGCCGACTGGATCCAGGCGACCGCGTTGCCCCACGCGTCGGATATCCACTGGGCCGCCGCCGCGCCCGCGGC